TAAACGATTCCCTGAACTAGCAGATGGTCCTATGCCATTTGATAGGTTATTTGATTTAAGCGAGGAACGACTCAAAGAAAGTGTGGTATATGCACGAGTAATTCAAGATTGGGACAAGCTCCAGAACACTAAAAAAATTATGGATCTTGAAGAACCAATGGTTTCCGAAGAAGAAAAAGAATACCTTTCTCAATTTCCCTTGGAACCACTTAATGAATTGCGTATCTTAGAGTTTATGAGTCTATACAGTGAGGATGGACTTAATCATATTATAAAGAACACTGAATTTTGGTTAAAAGATACATTTACGAGGTTGTGTTATGACACTTAATAGCTTAGCAACATACGGCACAGCGTTTCAAGTTAAAGTATTATCATCACTTCTTACACACAAAGAGTTCCTACAGAACATTAATGATGTGTTAAGTGAAGAATATTTTGACAACTCAGCGCATAAGTGGATCATTGGAGAGATCCTAAATTATTATGAACAGTACCACACTACACCTACAATGGAGGTGTTGAAAGTGGAAATGAAGAAGGTTGAAAACGAAGTTTTACAACTTTCTATTAAAGAACAATTACGAGAAGCATATCAAGCTTCTAATGAAGATTTAGAATATGTTGAAAATGAATTTTCATCATTTTGTAAAAACCAGCAACTTAAGAAAGCTCTATTAAGTTCAGTTGATCTTCTTAATTCTGGAGATTTTGAATCAATTAGAGGTCTTATTGATAACGCTCTTAAAGCAGGTGCTGAAAAGAATATAGGACATGAATATATCAAAGATACTGAAGCTCGTTATAGAGAAGAAGCAAGAACTATTGTTGCAACCCCTTGGGACAAATTTAACGACCTTATGCAGGGAGGTCTGGGGAATGGAGATTTTGGTCTTATCTTTGGTAATCCTGGAGGTGGTAAGTCGTGGACTTTGGTCGCGCTTGGTGGGTATGCTGTAAAAATGGGTTATAACGTATTACATTATACGTTAGAATTAGGCGAAGATTATGTTGGTCGACGCTATGATGCCTTCTTCACAGGCAAACCCGTAGACACACTACATAAACATAAAGATAAAGTAGAAGAAATAGTTAAAGAGTTACCCGGACAATTGATTATTAAAGAATACGCACCAGGACAAGCAACTATTAATACTATTAGAGGACATATTCAAAAGTGTAGTGATCTAGAATTTAAACCTGATCTTATTATTATTGATTATGTTGATCTTCTTTCATCAAAAAAGCGAACCCAGGACAGGAAGGGAGAAATAGATGATATTTATGTAAGCACTAAAGGTCTTGCTAAAGAGTTACAATTGCCTATTTGGTCAGTTTCTCAAGTAAACAGAGCGGGGGCAAAAGATGATGTGATTGAAGGTGACAAAGCAGCAGGATCATATGATAAGATTATGATTACTGATGTAGCGATATCTTTATCACGTAAAAAAGAGGATAAAGTAAATGGCACAGGTAGATTCCACATTATGAAAAACAGATACGGGATGGATGGTATGACATTCTCAGTAGTAGCCGACACATCTACTGGCCATTTTGAAGTTACGGATCACCACTTTGACAGCAGTGATAGTCCACAACCCATTCAACAAATTGATGGGACAAATATGAATACTTTAGACCGAGACCTTTTAGCAAACCAATTCTTTCAGTTAAACACTTAAAAAACACAACAAACTACAATGGCAAGCAAATTATTGCAGGAAAGGGTCGTCTATAAACCCTTTGAATACCCCGAAGCCCACGGCTACTGGCTTAAACAACAACAGGCACATTGGTTACACACTGAGGTACCTATGATGAGTGATGTTAATGATTGGAAACAAAATTTAACTGAAACAGAAAAAAATATTGTTGGCTCTATCCTTAAAGGTTTCGCACAAACTGAAACAGTAGTAAATGACTATTGGAGTGGTTTGGTAACCAAATGGTTCCGAAAGCCCGAAATAATTATGATGGCAACGACGTTCGGTGCCTTTGAAACAATTCACGCGGAAGCATATTCACTATTAAATGAAGAACTTGGACTTGACGATTTTAGCGAATTTCTCGAAGACGAGACTACAATGGCAAAGATTGAAAACCTTATGTCAGTTAGGGATAGTTTTACTGGCGAAAAGGATTGGCACGAAATTGCCAAATCTCTCGCAATCTTCTCTGCCTTCACAGAAGGAGTCAATTTATTTTCGTCCTTCGCCATACTACTCTCTTTTAAGATGCGAAACAAGCTTAAGGGAGTGGGTCAAATTGTTGAATGGAGCATTAGAGATGAAAGTATGCACTCCGAAGCGGGATGTTGGCTATTTAGAACACTTATCAAGGAAAACCCTCACCTCGACACTCCGGAGCTCAAGACAGCAATAACTGAAGCAGCGCTTCTTTCCCTCCAACTTGAAATAGACTTTATTGATAAAGTTTATTCACTTGGGGACCTTGAAGGGTGTGCTAAAGAAGATTTAATTAGTTTTATTAAAAATAGAGTAAATACAAAATTAGGTGACTTAGGTTATGATCCTGTTGTGAACGGGATTGATCCTAACGCACTTAAAAGAATGAAGTGGTTTGATAGCCTTTCAGCTGGAAAACAACACACTGATTTCTTTGCTAACAGAGTTACAAATTACAGCAAAGGCCACATGGAGTGGGACGCTGAAGCAATATTTTAAGTTATGGACGGAAATTTAGTAGCAGACACAACAAATTGGGTAAAAGGTAAAGACTACCCAGAATGGATGGATGAGGTAGGCGTAGCAACCATCTCTAAGGGGTATTTATTACCAGATGAAACTCCAAGAAAAGCATACAGACGAGTTGCCAAAGCAATCTCAACCAGGATTAATAGACCAGATTTGGAGAATAAGTTCTTCAAATATATTTGGAATGGTTGGATTGGCCTTGCTTCTCCCGTTTTGTCTAACACTGGGACCGATAGGGGCTTGCCTATCTCTTGCTTTGGTATTGATACACCTGATAGCGTTAGGGGAATTGGATTAACTAACGCTGAACTTATGAAACTTACAGCACTTGGTGGTGGTGTAGGAATTTCAGTAAGCAGAATCCGTCCTAGAGGTACTACAATTACAGGTAATGGTAAATCTGAAGGTGTAGTGCCATGGTGTAAGATTTACGATTCAGCAATTATTGCTACAAACCAAGGTTCGGTTCGTAGAGGTGCTGCGTCTGTAAACTTGGATATTAACCACCTTGATATTGATGAATTTATGCAAATTCGTAGACCTAAAGGTGATCCTAACCGCCAATGCCTTAACCTACACCAGTGTGTAGTTGTAGATGATGCTTTTATGAGACGTCTACAAGATAGGGACGGGGATGCTATGAAGCTGTGGCTTGAAATACTTAAAACACGTGTAGAAACAGGTGAACCATATATTATGTTTAAGGATAATGTTAACAAAAACAATCCTTTAGCATATGCTATGAACAACCTTGATGTCAGTATGACTAACATTTGTACTGAAATTACACTTCACACAGATGAAGAACATAGCTTTATTTGCTGTTTGAGCTCTTTGAACCTTGCAAAGTATGATGAGTGGAAAGACACTGATGTAGTAGAAACATCAATCCGTTTCTTGGATGGTGTTATGCAAGAGTTTATTGATAAGAGCAATGGTAAAGATTCACTTATTAGAACTCACAGGCATGCTCAAAAAGGAAGAGCACTTGGTTTAGGTGTAATGGGTTGGCACTCGTTCCTCCAAAAGAAAAACTTACCATTTAACTCTATTGCTTCAACAGCTTGGACACACACTATCTTTAGTGATATTAGGCAAAAAGCTGAAGCTACTTCTAGAGAACTCGCTCAAGAATATGGTGAACCAACTTGGTGTAAAGGTACAGGTATGAGAAATACCCACTTGCTTGCTATCGCACCTACAGTATCTAATTCCCGTTTAAATAATTGTTCCGCTGGTATTGAACCTATTCCTGCTAACATTTACACTTTTAATGGTGCCAAAGGAACATTTATTGTAAAAAATAAAGAATTGGAATGTTTGTTGGAAGGTAAAGGACACAACACAGATAAAGTATGGGATCAAATCCTTGCTGACAATGGTTCAGTCCAAAACCTCCCACATGATGTTCTTACTGAAGCTGAAAAGGAAGTATTCCTTACATTCAGTGAAGTAAACCAATTAGAGCTTGTAAAACAAGCTGCTATTAGACAAAAATACATAGACCAAACCCAATCATTGAATTTATCGTTTGATCCAACGGATTCTCCCAGATGGATTAACCAGGTTCACATGGAGGCTTGGAAATTAGGCGTAAAAACACTTTACTATCTAAGGACGGATTCTGTCATTAAAGGAGATTTAGGATCTCGAACCGCAGATTGCGTTTCTTGTGATGGTTAATATATTTATCACAAACCATAAAATTATTTTATTATGAACAAAGACAAAATTTTAGGAATTATTAGACATGGTCTTACATTTTTAGGCGGTGTTTTAGTCACTCAAGGTGTAATTGATGATGCCTTATTCACAGAATTATTCGGAGCTGCTATGACTCTTATCGGTGGTATCTGGTCCGTAGTTGAAAAAAACAAAGCTGAAGGCGAAGCCGAAGCTTAATTAAATTTAGTCTCTTAACTTAGGGGTCTAATCAGTTATATAATACTGGTTAGGCCCCTAATAATTTTTATATCAAATGAGTTGGAAAGAAATTTTTAAAGATGATAATAGCTACAATGAAAAATCCATTGTAGGTTTTGGAGCATTTGCTATGATGGCTATTTTTGCTGTCGCTGATATAGCGACAGGTTGGTTTGGAAAAGATTTAGTTATTAATGAGTTTATATACAACTCGTTTATTATTGTAACTTTAGGCAGCTTTGGAATCGCTGGCTTAGAAAAATTCTCTAAAAAGTGAAACAAATAGAGGATATTTTTGAGACAGAGGAATTTAAAGCTCTTTCTTTTTGGAAACGCTTTTGGGTTAGACTCCAAATAGCATTCTTTACTTTTAATTCTTATATGTAATGACTAAGTCTACACTACTAATACTTACTGCTACAACTACAATGAGCTTTTTATTTTCATATTTTATGGAGCTTACCCTCGGTAACGCTGAGCAATTCCTAGGAGTAGCTTGTGTAGTTTTATTGGATGGATTTTTTGGTATAATAGCAGGTATTAAAAGAGAAGGATTTAAAACATTTAAAGCCCTCTCAGTACTCAGAACTTTAGGAGTTTGGTGGATTATTTTAGGTGCTATTCTATCAGTAGAAAAAGGTTTTATAGGAGCAGGTTGGATGTCAGAAACTATTATAATTCCATTTTTAATATTTCAACTTATAAGTGCTCTTAAAAACGCCTCTATGGCCGGTTTTATTAAAATGGATTTGTTAAATGAAATCCTAGATAAAATCGATAACCATAAAGGCGTTAGAAAATGAAAAATATAACTTCAATCCGAGCAGTATATTTGCTCATGTCTTTAGTTTTGCTTGCTAGTTTTATTTTAAATAACTGGTGGGTAGTCTTATTTGTAGTAACAATGTTGCAGATGGGGGTATGGACTAAATTTTGTCCTTCCAAGTGGTTGTTTGAAAAACTTGGGTTCCAAAAATGTCAGCTCTAAAAGACATTTCATTAAGTTCAAAAATAGCACTGGGTATAGCAGGTGCTATTATGTTTACTTTTTTCGCAGTCCAAACTTGTGTTGTATTTGGAATCTGTGAAAATACTATGTTTTTAGCTAAATTTGGGTATGCTTGTGTAATTGGGTTTATGCCTCCTTTCTTTAAGGTAGTATATGAATTCCTTGCTAAAACTAAAATCAAAGAAGCTAAAATTGATACCCAACTAAAAGCCATTGATCAATCTAATCTAGTAGTAACTTTAGGTATAGATGGTAATCTAATCTCAGCTAACCAAAAATTTCTTGATTCAGTAGGATACTCAGAAAATGAATTAGTAGGGCGCCATCACTCTAATTTATGTACTACTGAGTTTGGTTTAAGTAAAGAATACAAAGAATTTTGGGAAAAATTACGTAGAGGAGAATTTGTTTCTGGTGAGTTTGAACGTGTAAACAAAGATGGGGAATCAGTGTGGTTATTTGGTACTTATACACCCTTAATAAATGCTGAAGGAGAATATTATAAAGTACTTAAAATAGCAGTTGATATTACAGCTCAACATAAAGCTGAAGAAGAAGTAAAACAAAAAAGTGTTTACTTAGAGCACGCTTCTAAGATCATTAGACATGACATGCACTCAGGAATTAATACTTACATCCCTAGAGGTATTAAATCATTAAAACGTAGGTTAGATACTGATAAAATTAAAGAATTAAAAATAACAGCCCCCCTTCAGTTAATTGAAGATGGTTTACATCATGCTCAAAAAGTATATAGTGGAGTATACGAATTTACTAACTTGGTAAAACAAAATGCTCAAATGGGAGTTGAAGAACACAACATTAAAGATATTTTAAATAGTTACTTAAAATTAACTGCTTATAAAAACCAAGTAATATTAGATGACAATTTACCTAAAGATTTAAAGGTAAATGAAGCTTTGTTTTGTACAGCATTAGACAATTTAATTCGCAATGGATTAAAATATAATGATTCTAAAACTAAATGGGTAAAAATCTACACAGAAGACATTTCCCATAATCAAAAAGTAATATGTATTGAAGATAATGGTAGGGGAATGACTCAAGAAGATTTTGAGTACCTTTCTCAACCATATACTAGAAAAAAGGACCAAAAAGAAAACGGAACAGGTTTAGGATTAAACATTTGTATCGCAATCTTAAAGGAACACGGTTTTGAAATTAATTCACAAAAATTAAATCCTAACGGAACAAAACTGACTATAAAATTATGATTAATACACTAATGTTGATTGATGACGAAAACCTTTTCCACTTGGTTTTCGAAGATGCCTGCTCACTTTTAGATATGGCATTATCAATAGAGGCGCTGGACTCATCTGATGAAGCAGATGCTAAATTCCAAGAATGGTTCCCAGACGATCCTAATGAAGAACGCCCAGAATGTGTGTTTGTAGACTTAAATATCATTGGTTCTTCTATGGATGGGATTGAAATGATTAGAAAAGTAAACCAAGACTATGGTAATGGCTGTGTAATTGGTATTATTTCATCATCAGAAGATGAAGAAGAAATTGCTAAAGCCAAAGCAGTAGGAGCCCAATTCTGGATTATCAAATCAGACGATATAGAACCTAGGTTAGAAGACTTTATGAAAGATTATGATGGGTACGTTGATAAAACGAATCCATTTAAAGTATATAGATGATAGAAGTAACAGAACATACTAGAAATGTTCTCCTAGAGGTTGCTAAAACAAAGAAAATTTATGTTGAAGGTAGTTTTCTTAAACTTTTAAAATCCCCTCCTGGGGATAAAGAATTTGCTGCCTATTTAAAAATATGTAAAGAAAAGGATACTGCTAATCGCCGTAAACGAATGGATGTTGCTAAAGAAGTCCAACAACAAAATAAGGATTTAATAGCAGC